TTTGATACAATGAAAGAAACCACTACAAAGGAGAAAACATGGCAACTATAAAAGTTACAACTAAAGACGGAGAGCCTCTTGTTTTTGAGATAGAGTCTGACCCAAACTGGGTTGCTGACTATGAGTATCAAGATGAAGACGGCAACTGGACTTCAAACGATGAAGAAGAGGAGCAAGCCTAATGGGAGCACGGATTAACTATATATTTAAAGATGTAGAGGCTGCAGTAGGTGAGCCCTATTCCCATGTGGTCTTGTATAGCCACTGGGGTGAGACAGAATGGCAACGGGACATAGCAATGGCGCTGCTACATGCAAAGCCTAGGTGGAGTGACGCTAGTTACTTTACCCGTATGATGATTAGTTATCTTATTCAAGACTCTGTATTCAGTGATACAGGTTTTGGTATCTATGCTATTAATAATATCAATGAGGACCTAGGAGACACTACTGTAGTGATTGACATCGCTAAAGAAACTATCATTGATAATGTGGGCAATGTTCTTGACTGGCAATTGTTCATTGAAGCCTATCATCCAGTAAATTTGACTGAGCACGTAGGGGTATAAATACACCCTACACTAGAGGCGGCGCAATTTGTGGTGGGTTGCGCCCCTCTCCTCTTTTTGATACAATGTAGATAAGGAGAACCATGAGAAAAAAACTAGTCACGAAGGAAGAAAAGGTAGCAATCCAATTAACCAATATACTTGCAGACCTGCGCCTTGACCTTGACATGGTTGGTATTTATTTGGTACGCCTATCACCTAATGTAATTTACAATCGCTTAATCACACTCGCAGATTCAGCAGAAGCAGAGAAGGAAGATCAATATCATGACTACAGAACTCGCTAGCAAATGTGATATCTTAAATGATATCTGGATCAACCATTCTGAGAATGAATGGCTTGAGGATTTCATTGAGATAAACGATTTGGGTTTGCCTATGGCATATTTTATTTCCAACGGTATAGTAGAAGCAACTCCTCTTGCAATAGAAATTATAGATGTAACATTCGCTGATCTATTAGAGCTTTTAGATGTTGAGGATGTTGGGTTTACATCCTTAAGTGATATTGTAAAAATCTAAAAAGCTCTGCCCCTGCGGGGGCTCGGGCCCCAAACCATTCTATCAAACCTTATTACGATATGTCCAAATTTTTCCCATTTTCAGACATTACGAGACACCAAATTTTTTCTCCTATTCTAGACATTACGAGAGCTCAAAAAAAACCTCATATTCTAGCATATCAAACCTTATCTGTCAAACCTTAAAACCATGTTATAATATTTATATGGGAAGAAACTATTTTTCAAAGCATGGAGGACCTTACTTCATTAATGATGGAGTTAGTAGACATGCTGACAAACCTTATGATATACCAGATAAAGGTTTCTTCTATTTAGTTATATCAGGGTTTGTTATTACCTTAGCTGCTATAGGTACTTTTCTTTATCTTCTTTAATTCCCCCGACATAACGTGTTAAATAATCCTGTCAGACATTACGATCAACGCTTTAGCGTCCCCGAATTTTGCGGGGGATATAGACAAACCCCTACTCCAAACCTCCCTATATAAAACATTACGATATCAAACCTTTTCTCCTGGTTTTTAGATATTTTACAAACCTTTCTATATATTTTCTGGACAAATTGGAGCATTTTGTCTAGGTTTTTATAGGGGTTTTTAAGCTATAAAGGTTTGACAAAAGCAAGGTTTGGGTATATAATGCAGGCCAAAAGGTGAGGTTTGACAAAAGGAAAGGTTTGTGATAGGAGGTTTTTAAGGTTTGGACATTACGACGCCATCTGTCTAAGGGCCCAATACTCCACTTCTCTCCACTTTCCTCCACGAAAGGTAAATCTAAAAAATATCAGTAAGATTTATTTTCCTATCAAACCACTACATATAGTATCAAATAAGCCTTTAAACCCTATATACAGGCCCTAAAACCAAACGCCAGATACTTATACAATAGGACAAGGATCAGAAAGCTTATGGGATATAAAGGAACCACAAGGGCATTTCTCTGATGCACATTTACATACATGTACATCATTTAACACGTTATCATTCTGGAGATCTTTAACATCTTTACAGGATCTGCCAACCCAATGAGCAACATACTCCCCACATGGAGATAAACCTACCAGCTCATATTCATTTTTCTTATGTCCTACTTGAAGGCTTCCTGTACATTCTTCTGGCTTCATAATTTGAGTATATCATGATGTTAAACCAGGGACTAGCCTGCTATACTATAACTATGCTAAATGTCCTATGCTTTAACTGTGGTGGTATGTTTGAGCTTCCAGCCTATGTAGAAAAACCTACATCCAAATGTCCTAGATGTAATCCAGCATACTATCATGAAGTAAACTGTGCATGTAGCCTATGTATGCCTTAGTATAATAGGGATTACGATCCTTTCTTGACTTCCCCCGCAAAATTTGAGATAATGGTTTGATGACTAAAGCATGCACTCAATGTAAGCAAATCTTTCCTGCTACAAGTGAATTCTTTTGCTGGGAGAGTAAGTCTAAAGGTAAGCTTAATGCTAGATGTAAGCCTTGCCTGGCTGAACGTAGAAAAGCCAATGCTGACTATATGCGTGAATACTCAAAGAAATGGCGTATGGTCAATGATGCTGATATTAAGAAAAAGAAAAAAGCATATCGCCAAAAGAACAAAGACATTATTAAAGAACGCAGTCGTATTTATGCTGAGAAATATCGTGAAGAGATCAAGAAAAGAAAAGCCATTGAGTATCAAAACAATAGGGAAACATACAGGCAAAAGAGCAGAGAATATCACAAAAAGAATGCTGAGCGTAATCGCCAAAGAGTAAGAGAATGGGCAAAGAACAACCCAGATATACATCGTGAAGCTAAGCTAAGAGCAGGTAGAAAGCGTAGGGCTATTATAAAAGGCTCTCCTACCTCCCCATATACAGAAAAAAATGTTATATCTACTTATGGGGTTAACTGTCATATCTGTGGATTAGAGATTGATTTATCCCTACCCCGCCAAGTTGGAAAAACAGGATGGGAAAAGGGACTCCATATTGATCACTTGATTCCTATATCTAAGGGTGGTCCAGATACTTTAGAAAATGTTAGGCCAGCACATGGAAGATGTAATATAGACAAAGGCGCAAGCATTTAAATATTAACCAATAGTGCCCGTGTAGGGCAGGGGATGGTTTGTTACTTCTATATCGCGCCGAACTTAAAACCGCCTAATATAAAGCAATTATTGTTCTGTTTGTGATTCTTGAATAAGTAGATCAATTTCTTCTTGAGTAAATCCCGCCGAAATAAACCTATCTCTTGCTGAAACAACTTGATCATCTGAAGCCACATAAACAGGCTCGGCAATAGTTTCAATCTCTGTCTGTGTCGTCAGCTCATACTCACCCTGACCGCAGACATTGCACTTAGTCACAACTTGAGCATCATCTGCATTGCGTGTCTCCATATAGTGATGACCGCAGCAGAGTGAGTTGTATTCGTATCTAATAGCCATAATTACTCCTTAGTAGTAAAGATAAACAATTCCGTTACCGCCTGAACCTGATGTGCCATCGTGGGAAGAACTACCACCACCACCGCCACCAGCACCACCATTACCGCCATTGTTTCCAGAAGCGTTAGCACCTGCGCCAGCAAGACCTGCACCGCCACCGCCTGCGCCAAAACCTGTTCCCGTGCCAGATGTACCTGTGCCGCCTGCATAGAAATCTCCTGTGCCACCATTACCGCCAGTTGCAAGTCCTGTAGTTGTTGAACTACCACCACCGCCACAGATAAGACCACGACCACCACTACCGCAAGTTCCAGTATTTCCAGTAGTTGATGAAGATGTACCACCACCACCGCCGTTGCCACCACCTGTTGAAACGCCAGCAGGTCCACTATTTTGTGCGTTTGCTGCACCACTTGCGTAACCAATCACACCTGCTCCTGCTGCAGGTGCTCCCGTATAAGAAACCGTTGAGGTACTGCTATTTGAGTTAAGTCCTGTTGCCCCCACTGATGCTCCAGATTGCCCGTTAGTAAAACCGCCTCTACCACCGCCTGCCATAACCATTCCGTAAATAGAATTACCGCCGCGATTACCTGCAGTAAAACCAGAAACTCCTGCACCACCAGTTCCAACGGTTACGGTATTTGTTGCCCAAGTCCAACCTGCAGAGTAGCCACCAGCACCACCACCTGCTTTAGAACCACCATTTGTTGCGGTTCCAGTTCCAGATGAAACTCCTACCGTACCATTGGTGATTGTAAATTGAGTTGCGTTTGCAGAGGCAATGGGGGCTCCAGTTACGTTAAGAACCGAACCTGATGCAACGCCAAGCCCTGAAACGTTTACAAATTCACCTGCTAGAAATGAATTGTTTGCGGTGTAAGTAATTGTTGTTCCGTTACCTGTCGCAGCCGTTACCGTTGCCGTTGATTGCGCTCTTGATGATGAACCGCTACCACCACCACCAATAACGATTGCATAGACTCTATTGATTCCAGCAGGGATTGTTACTGATGTTGTTCCTGTTGCAGAGATAGTTTGTTGCAACTTGAGTCCATAAGGTGTATCAGTAAATGATGAATTGCTATAAATAGATGCGCTCATAATATCTCCATTGTATCATATAGTTTTTTTTAATAAAAAAGATAAAGAATTCCGTTGCCGCCTGCGTTAGATGTACCACCACCGCCACCTGCGCCACCACCAAGACCACCAGTACCACCTGAACCACCTGAAGCGTTACCGCCGTTGCCAGCAACTCCACCACCACCACCACCTGCGCCGTTTGTTGCAGTTCCAGTAGTACCAGTACCACCTGTTGTTATTTGACCAGTAAGGATGTTGATTCCGTTACCACCATTACCGCCTATACGAGTTCCTGTTGTTCCAGAAGCACGACCACCACCGCCACCTACTAAACCGCTACCACCGCCACCACCAGTGTTGGTTTGAGTTCCTGCAGTAAATTGCGAACCACCACCGCCACCAGAAATTCCATCTCCACCTGCGCTTGCATCCGATATTGCATCTGGTGCGCCACCGCCAGCACCACTACCATTATTACCTTTGATGTTTACTTGAAATCTTGTTCCACCACCAGGTATGCCCCAATAATTTGTTTCCCCCGCGCCTGATGCGGTTCCATTAGTACCACCACCACCACCACCGCCAAGTCTCCCATTATTAAGATGTGACCCACCACCGCCTGCGATTACATTTCCATAACGCGTGTAATTACCATTAACACTACTTGCACCACCTGTGCCGACTACGCAACTTGAAGTTGCTAGTGTCCAACCCCAAGCAACACCACCTGCACCGCCTGCACCGTTACCTGACCCACCACCCCCACCACCAACTGCTATAGCAAATACAAAATTAATTCCCGCAGGGATTGTCACTGATGTAGTTCCTGCCAAAATTGTTTGGCGTAAATATAATCCGAATGGCAGATTAAAATGTGTGTTTACAAATGGAGTATATGTAGCACTTTGCATCCCAATAGATACTGGGTTGCCAGCTTGTCCTTTGCGGTTTGGATTGCTCATAGTGTTCTCCTAGTAAAAAAGGTAAAGTATTCCGTTGCCGCCTGCGCCGTTAAACGCACCAACACCAGCAGCACCACCGCCCAGTCCACCTGCACCGCCAGTTACGCTTGAAGCATTACTGCCATTACCTGCAACACCACCACCACCACCGCCAGCGCCAGTTCCACCTGAACCGCCAGTTGTTCCCGTACCGCCAGTTGTAACTGCGCCAGTTAAAATGTTTATTCCATTACCGCCATTACCACCAACATTTAGTGTTGTTGAGCCTTGCGCTCTACCACCACCACCACCAACTAAACCGTTGCCGCCGTTGCCACCAGTATTAGTTGCTGCTCCTGCACCGCTACTGCTACCGCCACCGCCTGCTGAAATGCCATCACCGCCTGCACCACTAGCAACTCCGTTGGTTGTGCTTTGCCCACCACTGCCAGCACCTGCACCATTGTTACCTTTTATACCAGCAGCACCAGCAGTGCCAGCAGGGATTCCATAATAATTTGTTGAACCAGTAAAGGGTGGACTTGCTCCACCACCAAGAAAGGCGTTGTTACCAACACCACCACCGCCAGCAATAACATTTCCGTAACGGGTATAACCGCTAGCACCAGCGCCACCTGCACCGACAATGCAAGATGAGGTTGCTATTGTCCAGCCCCACGCTACACCGCCTGCTCCACCGACACCACCACCACCAACTGCGATAGCGTAAACAAATGTAATACCAGCAGGAATAGTTACCGAAGTTGTACCTGCAAGAATTGTCTGTTGCAGTTGCAAGCCGTAAGGCAAAATCATTGAAGTATTAGCAAAAGGTGTTTCTTCATCACCGCGCATTTGACCTGATACAGGTCCCGCAACTTGCCCCCTGCGTGATGGATTAGCCATCCTTACACCTCGCGTGGTTCCATACTAAAATTATTGAAACGGTTATTAAATAAGCAATTAAATACTTCATTAGCTGATGCGGTTAACGTAGCCTGAAATCGTGATAACGGATGCAGTTGCTGCAAAGGCTGCAACGGTTAAACCAGCACTGCCATTACCTGTAAGTGGCAAGCCCGCAACAATAAGAACATCACCTGACTGTGGAGCAAGGGTGATTGGCTTTGCGTGTTGTACCGCGCCAGTGCCACCGAATTGAACGGTGAGAAGTACAGGTGAGGTTGAAGTGTTGTTGGCATAGAGCCACACCTCGTCAATGACTGTAGCAGATGTGCCTGTTGTATGGATAGTTGTACCAGTTGAGGCAGTTGCCACAACGGTAGTTGGCTGACCCTGTGTTGAGCCTGAGAGAATTACCTTTGTATATGTTGCCATTTTTTTATTATACCATTCCTTATCCGAAAACTTGATTTGCTAAAATGTTTTGATCATCTTCTTTTGGCCCGTCGCCTGCAGCGATCCACTCACCATCATATACACTAAGCACATTTGTGCTGGTATTAAACCAAAGAGGATTAGCCTCAGTATCCGCTGGGGCAGTTGCTGAAAAATATACAGCATTTCTATCGTCGGCAAGAGTATCAATGAGATCAACATATTCCGAAGATCCTGGAGACTTACCTGCTCCAAATTTGTTTAAAAGGTACTCAATAGTTCTGACAGTCACTTAAACATTATACCAGTCTTTCGTCATTTATTTATTTAATATTGTGCCCAACCTTAAACCATGATATAATCAAGTGTAGAAAAGAGGACAATATGGCATTCCCAGGCAACCATGACTTTAGCTATTACCGTGGTGATACATATGAATTTGATGTAGTTTTAAAAAACCAAGATGGCACTAACTTTGATATCACACTATACGAAACAGTGGCTTTTACTATTGGAACACAAAGAGGCTCTGGTGGCACAAAAACCACAGCTCTTGCTACTAAAGTAGAACCATCTACTGTAAGATGCACAATCACATCTACTGTTGGAAGAGGGCTGGCTGCAGGACCATATTTTTATGATGTTCAGATCACAGATACAACTCCAGACCCAGATACTATTTATACAGTACTGACAGGAATAATGACCGTAGTAGATGATATAACTGGGGCATCATAATGCCACAAGTAGTGGTTCGTAAAAAAACCCCTAAAGCAAATATTTATCTTGGTAGACAAACAGTAGTATTAAGAAATGTAATTCCAAAGGTTACTGTCTACGATGACATATATATTCCTCCTCCAGTACCGTATATAGATGGCGGTTTATACAATCAAGAAGGATCTGCTGCTGATGCAGGTCTATACAATACAACATCCTGGGAAGTAGTCTGGGATGGGGAAGCTCCAGTTTAAACCATGGATCTATTTATTTACTGGATATATGGTATGTTTTGTATATCTGGTTTATTAATTGCTCAGGCTGTATATTATATTATTAAGGGTAAATAGTCTTTTATTGACTTACCCGCCAAAATAAGGTATGCTTGAAGTATGAAAGAATGTAAACATAAATGGTATATGCGAGAGTCAGGCATTCAGTGCGTTAAATGTTTTATAGTCTGGGATATTAGTATGGAAAATGATATTAAATCTAATTCAAAGGCAATGTGATATCATATAGATATGAAAGAATTTAAGTGCTTTTTTTGCGATAAGTTAGCCACACATTATGATGTAGTCATGAAAGACTCTGAGTATGTTGTTGCTGATGTTTGCAATGTGCATTTAGTCATGGGTTTGTCATCCTAATATGGCAATGGATGTGCCAAAAATAATATGGCAAACTCATAATTATGAATTTGATAAACTGCCTGATAACTTTAAGATGGTGATTAAGACTTGGAAAAATCTTAACCCTGGCTGGGAGCATAGATACGTAAGCCATAATCAAAGGGAGGAAACATTTAAACAACACCCATTTTTATTTAGCCTTTATCAAAACTTACAGCCAATGTATCAAGCAGATTTGTGGAGATACTTAGTTACTTACCAACATGGAGGGGTTTATTCAGATATGGACTCTGTGTGTATTCAACCACTTGATTACATGTTAGAGCAAGTTAATAGTTGTGAAATGATTGCATTACCAAAAACCAGGGGATATCATGGAAAAGATATTCTTGTTGATATAAATAACACAACTAATGGTAGCTATGCAGTAAAACAAGGGTCTTTTATAATGAAATACATAATAGATGCTTGCGTTGCAGACTATGATAACAAAATTGGTACTTGGCTATGTTTTGTAAATACTGTTCAAAATTTTAAAAATGTAGAATATGTTTTTACTGCAGCACTTCATGATGCTAGACTTAAAAGAGTTTTTAATTCAGATTTTTTGGTAGATGATTATGGATCAAGTATTAAATATTTAGATTTTCTTGAAAAACATAATCTATCTATAATTTAATAGCTTTATTTTTTGCAGCAAAGTAGAGCTCTTTATGTCTAGATAGATCAAGAGATTTGGTCTGCTTTAATGCATCTTGATAGAGTGTAGATTCTTTTGATGTTATGAGTTTAAAAGGATTTTGTGTTTCTTTATACCATTTTTCATATTCATCATAGTCGCTATTTGACCCTATTAAATTACCCCCATATTTTTCACATATTGCCTCCAATATTTTTGGAGTATTCTCTCTTAGGTCCTCATATAAAAAGAACATATCTGCATTATTTAGTATAAATTCATAGTGATTTATGTAGTCCTTTAATCTATATTCAAACTGTGTATTTTTTTCCATTGTATTTATAGATGCTAAACACTCTTCTGGACTTCTTACAACTGTTACTATTGGTACTGAAATGTTTTTCATATAATATTCTTTATCTATACCTTGATCCATACCGTGAAAAAAGTTTACCTTTAAGTCTGTATTTGTTAGTATATTCCAATATAGCCAATGCCTACCAGATCTAGGATAAGTAAGCATTATGAGGTCTGGCATATCATGTTCTATAATAGGAGTATATTTATTATTTTTCATATCTTTATTATAGACTATCTTGACTTATTATTTTTGAAATGATATACTTTATAAATGAAAGAGCCTAAAATTATGCAGATGGACTGGAAAGCTCTTGGATATGAAAGGGTATATGTAGATGGAAGATTACGATGGGTTCCTCAACAGCGCAAAGAAGATACAGAGGACCAATATACTTCCACTTAGATGGATAGGTAATATTTGTGAAAGACCTGCAAACTATCATCTAAATATGTTTTTACACTATAGAGATCATGATGACCTTGGTCTTGCTTGTAGGTACCACGCATATATGTCAACCTTTCTGTATAAACCCTATCATTGGTGGGGAACTTATTACGAATTAAACATGGAGGAATAAGATGAGTGTAGATGAAATGATGTTAAGACTGGAGATTGCAGCAGAGATAGAGGCTATTCCAATTATTGCAGGGGTAACAAACGCTCTGGGCATGCGTATTGCTGCAGCTAATATTGCAAGGGGAGAAGACAACTATATGACGGAGTGGGCTAAAAAGTTTGAAACGCAAGTTGACTTTGAATAACCATTATGATATACCAGATCCTTTCACTGTATTTGTAGCTAATAAGTATGCTAACGCTAAGGGATCTAAATATGACTTTTTTACTGGTGAATGGTCTTATAGATGTTTAACTTGTAACGAAGATATGTCTGCTCCATCCCGCAAAATTATGATAAAGGTTAGACTATATCATACAAGAAATGAGTGTTTAAATGGATACTGAGCAACAATTTGATAATGAATTTAATGTTGATGCTGTAACAAAAGAAATGGTTGAGAGGATTGAATCTGATGTTAAGCTAAAGTATGGAAATAAAAAACGGCATCGTCAATAATTTAATTAAAGATAAACATCTTCAAGGCATCTATTACAGAACCACTCTGCTTCACCAGCAAGCTTTCTAATTCCACCATAAATAATTTCACCATTATTTATTTTATCAATTATATCTCCGTGCATATAGCCATATACTATTGGCTTTAGATCGTGATCACATTCATACATACACTAATCATACCATAGTTGCAATATGACATACTTTCTGATATGATAGATACATGGAAAATACTGGGTGGACTAAAGATCTTGATGATGAACAAAAAGCTTATGTGATGGACTTAATCATCACAACGGTAAAAGAGATTAGAGAACAGATAGCCCTTGATATTGAGGCTACCGTTCCAGTATGGCAGAGGTTAGGATTTATGAAGAGTCGTAGAACAAAGGCAGCATTTAAGGTATGTGCTGCAATTGCAAGAGGACAAAATGAAAGGGTACACCATGGCAATGAACAAGCGTAAGTATGTGTGTGAAGATAAAGAGTGTGGGACAATAATTACTATTCAGGCAAAAGGTGATTTGGCAGAATCAATCATTTGTCCATGCGATAAAATCATGCCAGCTTCTAAATAAATGTGGTCATGGATTCTTGCAGCAATTGGTGTTACTGGTATATTTCTAGTAGGTCGTAAGACTATTTGGGGATGGCTAATCCTTTGTATAAATGAGTGCTTATGGATTATTTATGCTGTTACTACAAAGCAATATGGCTTTATAGTTGCAGCTATTGCATATGGAATTGTTTATGTTAAGTCTTTTGTTCATTGGAGAAGAGATGAAAAGGAAGGAGTAACAAATGATTGAGTTAATTATTTTAACAATCGGTTCATTTTTTTCTGGGTATTTAGTTTCATACTTAGTAATGACTGTTGGAGTTAAGCAAGATAAAAAATAATGGTACTAGCGACAGTAGCTTAGTTGGTTAAAGCCCCGAACTCATAATTCGGTAATCGTAGGTTCAAGTCCTACCTGTCGCACCATACCCCTGTAGCTCAGCGGAAGAGCGACGGACTTCTAATCCGCAGGTCGTTGGTTCAAATCCAATCAGGGGTACATAGAGATGATATAATGTAATGAAAGTAAAAAGGGGTGTTTCGTTGGCTAAAATTGTTTTTCTTGGAAACTTTGAGGTTTCTTATAGTAGTGAGAATCATCATGCTAAGAGTCTTGAGTCTCTTGGACATACCGTTGTTAAATTGCAAGAACAGAAAGCAAAGAGCCATGTAATTCTTGACCAAGCACTTAACTCAGACCTATTTATCTGGGTACATACTCATGGATGGGAAACAACTGGCAGGATTACGATGGATAACGTTTTGCTTCAACTAAAGCAGGCAGGTGTGCAGACAATTACCTACCACCTTGACCTATGGTTTGGTCTTGATCGCCAGAAAGATCTGCAAGAAGATAACTTTTATAAAACAATTGGACACTTTTTTACTGTAGATAAGCTGATGGCTGACTGGTTTAACGAAAATACTGAAGTAAAAGGACACTTCCTTCCTGCTGGTGTATATGATAAAGAATGCTATATCCACCCAGATTATGATACACAAAACTTTGAGCATGATGTTATTTTTGTTGGCAGCAAAAGATATCACCATGAGCATAAGTATCGTACAGAACTAATTGATTTCTTAAGAAAGACATATGGAAAAAGATTCCTTCATGTTGGTGGAGATGGTGACACTGGAACTGTTCGTGGTGATGAATTAAACCGTATCTACGCTAAAAGTAAGATTGCAGTTGGAGATAGTCTTAATATAGGCTTTGATTATCCTTATTACACTAGCGATAGATTGTTTGAATCTACTGGTCGTGGTGGATTTACTATATACCCAGAAATTAAAGGCTTAGATAAATACTTTATGCCTGATGAAGTTGTATTTTATAAGCACGGGAACCTTGATGACTTAAAAGATAAGATAGACCAATATCTTGAAAACTCTTTGGTAAGAGAAAGAATTAGATTAAATGGACATAATCGCACAAAGAAAGAGCACACATATGTTCATAGATGGACTGAAATCTTAAAAGAATTAGATATTAAATGAATTGCTTGGTAACTGGAGGAGCAGGATTTATTGGATCTAACCTTGTTGATAAGCTGATAGATCTTGGTCATAATGTTATTTGTATAGATAATGAGTCAGCAGAGTGTCATGAACAATTTTACTGGAACCCAAAAGCAAGTAATTATAAATATGATATATGTGATTATGATAAGATAGAGCACTTATTTAATGGGGTAGATTATGTGTTCCACATAGCATCTGATGCAAGAATTCAGCCAGCAATCTTAAACCCAAAGAAATCTATTCAATCTAACGCAATTGGAACTGCTAACGTGTTGGATCTATCTCGTTTAGCAAAAGTAAAGAAGTTTATTTATTCTAGTACATCTTCTGCATATGGTAAGAGAGCAATACTACCAAACATAGAAACTCAGGCATCTGATCCATTAACACCATACTCTGCTGCAAAAGTTTTTGGTGAAAACCTTGCAAGAGTTTACTATAATTTATATGGTCTTGAGACTATATCTCTTAGGTATTTTAATGTTTATGGGGATAGACAACCATTAAAAGGTCAGTATGCACCAGTAATAGGGTTATTTTTAAAGCAATACCACGAAGGAAAGCCACTAACAGTAGTTGGTGATGGATCTCAACGTAGAGACTTTACGCATATCTCTGATGTAGTAGAAGCAAACATCCTTGCATCTGAAGCAAGTCATGGCTTTGGTGAGGTATATAACATTGGGTATGGAAGTAACTATTCTATAATTGATATTGCTAATATGATTTCAAATGATGTTAAGTTTATCCCGTCAAGAATTGGGGAAGTGCAAGAAACTCTTGCATCAAATCAAAAGTTTAAAGATTTAACTGGTTGGATGCCAAAAGTATCCCTTATGGAATGGATACAAAAATGACAGAAATGGTTAAAGCAGTTTTAAACGGAGAGTTTGAAATGATCTTGCCTAAGCATCGTGCAGATAGACCAGAGTGGTATCTGCCAAGTGGTTGGGAGAAGCCTAGACTAAAGTCAATGCATGATAATCTTGGCAATGGTGATATTGTTTATTATGTTGGTGCAGAAGAAGGAGAGTTCCCAGCACTGTGTCAAATGTGGGGAGCAGAAGTAGTATTGTTTGAGCCAAATCCTAAAGTTTGGTCACACTTTCCTGCAACTTGGACAGCAAACAACCTAGAACTTCCTATGGTATGTATTCCTGGATTCGCATCTGACAAGATAAATAAACTTTCTAGAATATATTACAATGAATGGCCTCCAGAGGTTAACGATGCAATTGAAGCAGCACATGGCTTTAAAGAGTTATATCTTGAAGGAGATACCTATGGTCAGATCACAATAGATTCTTGTGTTTATGACCATGGTATTAAGCCACCTACCGCCATTTCATTGGACGTAGAAGGTAGTGAATGGAGGGTTCTAGGAGGGGCTGAGAGGGTGCTTAGAGAACACAAACCAAAGATCTGGCTATCTGGACACCCTGAGTTTATGTTACAGCAATGGGATGAATCTTTATATAATCTTAGACAATGGATCAAGGGATTAGGATATACTGAAATAATTTTAGACTATCAGCATGAGGTGCATCTTTATTATGAATCATGCTAAAACTTTTTGGGATAACGCTGCTAAAGATCCAGATGTAAGGTATAAGTATATTGCAGATGAGTGGGCAACTACGGAAACATTTTTGGATCTTATAAAAAATAATAATCACGAATGGAATAGTGTTTTAGAAATTGGTTGCGGAATAGGCAGACTGCTAGTTCCTTTTGCAGATATGCACAAAGAGTGTAACTTTTATGGGATAGACATATCTGATGAAATGATAAACCTTGCACCTAAAAGAGATAATATAAAGTATCAAGAACTTGCAGACAACCTTGATCTTGTATATTCAATGTTAGTCTTTCAACATATTGAACACCAAGAAAAGATTAACTACATAAAACTTGCTTATGAAAAATTAAAAGTTGATGGTATTTTATTCTTTCAGTTTGTTGTTGGGGAAGAGAACTCTCCATACTCCTATCAAACATCAAGGTTTGAAATTGAAAAAATGCTGAGTAGTGCAGGATTTAAAAACTTAATCTTTACAGATCATATGCATCCTGAGTGGATGTTTGTTAGGGCTACAAAATGACTAATGCATACATATATTCTATTGATCCACTTGATGCTGCGGATGGTAAATGGGACTATGGATTACTTAAAGAAACATTTGAAAAAAATAATGTTAGTCAGATAGTTGTAAAAGAAATACCAAAAGCAGATCGTGGGTTTGTTGTTATTCCTGGACATGGAAATGCTGGTAAAGAAAAAGAAATATCAAACCAATTAAAAAACCTTGATAGAGTTGTCTTGTTTATAACTGGTGATGAAAGCGCTCAATTTAATGTAGATAAAATTAGTCATCCTAATATTTCTATTTGGGTTCAATACCCACATCAAAAACATGAAAAATATAATAAATTTTTTATTGGTCCACCTCAGCATTTAAAGTCTAACCTACCTGATTATCCTGTTAAAGAATATGACATTTATTTTGGTGGACAAATAACCCATCAGCGTAGACAACAGTTAGCAGAGGTTATGCCAGACCTTCCCAATGCCCTCTATAAGCCTACAAAGGGCTTTGCACAGGGAGAACAGCCTAAAGAGTACTACCGCACCCTATCAAAGGCTAGAGTTGTTCCAGCCCCCGCTGGTGCCCAAGTTATAGACACCTTTAGATTCTTTGAGGCCATTGAAATGCTGGCTTTACCTGTTGGTGATCTTATTGATTCTAAAGGTGAAATGATTGATTATTTTAACTATGTTTACCCTGCGGGAGTGCCAATTGAAAAGATTGATGACTGGAATAAACTAAAAGAAATCCTTCCTAATCTTATTAGTAACTATCCAAACAATATGCACCAAGTGGTATGCTGGTGGATTAAATATAAAAGAGATTTTTCTATTAAAGTTATGAGGGATCTATATGAATAAAAATGATGTAACGATTATTATTGCTACCTCTGTATTGCCAAGCCACCCAGATACAAGAATAATTGATGAAACAATTTCTGCAATTAGGGTTCACTTTCCTAACAATGAGATTATACTGCAAATTGATGGCTTGCGTGAAGAACGTTTGTCTCGTAAAGCAGATTATGATGAATACAAAAATAGAATTTTATGGAAGTGTTTGCATGAATGGAAAAATGTTTTACCAATAATTTTTGATGAACACAGTCACCAAACAACAATGATGAAGGAAACAATTGATATCATTAATACTTCTGCAATGCTTTATGTTGAAGGAGATGCGCCACTTACCCCAGACTATGAGATTGATTGGCAAAAATGTTTAGATATGATTGAATATGAAAAGGCTAATACAATTAGATTTCACTTTGAATCATCTATTCCTTTTGAACACAATCATTTGATGTTGGGCATTGAAGATGGTTTTATGAAAACAATTCAGTGGAGCCAGCGCCCACATATAAGTGCAGTAAAGTATTATCGTGATATTGTTTTACCTTTTTCTGATGAAAAAACTTTTATTGAAGATAGGTTTCATGGCAAGGTTCAAGATGATGGGTGGGATACTCACAAGCTTTGGATATATCATCCAGAAGGCAACATAAAACGCTCTTATCATTTAGATGGCCGTGAAGGTACACAAAAATTTACAGTAGACGATGATGCCTGGGGATATAAAGAGTGACATTTGGAATAATTGCAAGATGTGATAATAGTGGATTGGGAAATCAGACAAGGGATCTGGTTAAAATGCTAAATCCAGACAGGATTCTTTTAATTAACTCTGCAAAATTTAATAATAATAAACAATATCCTGAGTGGTATGATGGCTATAACGTAATCATGACAGATGGTTTTCCAACTAAGCAAGAGGTTGCTAGGTTTATGGATGGACTAAATTCTGTACTTACATGCGAAACCTTTTACCATCCACACTTTATTCACCTTTCACAAAGACGTAATGTTAAAACATTAATGCAATATAACTATGAGTTTCTTGATCATTTAAATAAACCAGATATGCCTTTACCAAGCTATATGATTGCCCCTAGTTATTGGAAAATAGATGAGGTTGTTAGTAAGTTTGGCAATGATACTGTCGTTATTCATCTACCGCCACCTACTGACTCATCTGAGTTTGCTTCTGCAAGAAATAATAATCTTGGGAAAGATCATAAAAGAATTCTTCATATTGGTGGTAAGGCAGCTTCCCAGGATAGGAATGGTACTCAAACTGTTATTGATATGCTTGAGCATTCAACAGCTGACTATGAGTTGGTCATTAGAAGTCAGACGGAACTTAAAGTTAATTGCAAAGATCCTAGACTTACTATTGATATAAGTAATATTGACCATAGATCATCAATGTATGAAGGATTTGATGCCATGGTTCTTCCAAGAAGATATGCTGGTCTGTGCTTGCCAATGAATGAAGCACTCATGAGTGGGCTGCCAGTCTTTATGACTGATATATCACCAAACAATGAAATTCTTCCAAACGATTGGCTAATTCCTTCAAGAAAAATAAACACACTTATGACAAGAGTTAAATTAGATGTATATGAGGCTGATCCCAAAGAGCTTGCTAAAAGAATTGATAACTATGTTAACAGTGATAAAAAAGCAGAAAAAGAAAAAGCTGCAACTATTGGGTTTGAAAACTTTGATCCATCTATTCTAAAGAATCAATACCTTCAGATTCTGGAAGGATAAACTCTTCTGAGAATCTTTGTTTCAAATCTCCAAGAGTCATAAACGTTGCTTTTCTATCTTTTATGAATTCAATATTTGTTCTAAGTTCTTTAATCTTATAGTCTGTAAACTTTAATATATAATAAGATAACCATAGATCATCAATGATCCAATATTCTTCGGGACAATCAAAAAAGTCTTCATTTAAGAATAGCTTAGATTCACAGATAAGACCACCTGTGCCAGCATAATTGCCTAACTCATTACCAACAATTTTAATCTTTCTTTTGTATCTTGAATTAATCTTGTGTGCCCAAAAAGATTTTATACAATCTCTTTCATATTGTCTATGACATTCTTGTATAAACGTATTTGGAATTATTTCATCGTCATCAATAAATATTATTTTTTCATATCCTTCTTCAGCAAGGTCTCTTGCCAACAGAAATCTAGCAAATTGTTTAAAATCATTTGCGTAGTTATGAACAGAGATATTTAAAGTCCCTTTATATTTATCTAAATATTGTAAAAGTTTTTCGTTTCTATTAGAATTGTCAACAATATAAAAATCAAAGTCTTTATCTGTTTGATTATTTAAGCAGTGCAAAGTAACTTTAAGGTTTTCAAACCTAATATAAGTACACATTATTAGCGCTGTATTTGACATGTTAATCCATAATAGCATAAAAGAAGACCAGCCTATTTCTAGGCTGGCCTCCATAATATAACTACTTTGCAGCAGCCTTTTTAGCAGCAGCCTTCTTCTTTACAGGTGCCTTAGCAGACTTTAGAGCCTTCTCTACTTCCTTAGCATCTGGCAATACGCCAAAAGCCTTGTCGTTAGGGTTTATTGCTCTGATTGCTACTGGTGCGATAGCAGCAACAAGTGCTGTCCATAGATCCTTTGGATCTGTTACGCCAGCCATGTATAGGGCAAGACCTGATGCAAGTACTGAGCGACCATATGATGCTAGTAGTGCCTTTAGTTGTTCTGTATTCATTTTATTCCTCCTAGGATATAACTCGTGTTAGTAATGTAAAGCCAATCCATAGACCAATAATTCCTGCGACTCCCGCAAAAACTGGTGGTGCTGGTACTGGCAATTTGAATGCTGCGAACACGACACCGCATCCAAAACCTGTTAGTGTTGATAGAATAATATCTTTCATTGTTTCTCCTCAATAGATAATAGTTGTTTTAATTTTTTTTGTTTTGTATATTCTTTTATAGCTTCTATAACCACATCTCTTTCTTCAGGTGGCCAAGCATTCATTAATATTTGTTTTATTCCATCTTTTTCAAGCTTATCTACAAAATTATCAAATTGCTCATAGGTAAAATATTCAACATCAGTTACTGAATGCTCTAACTCTCCTTTACGCCATGCTGGTTTTATAACATATCCATCTAAAAGGCTTAGCTCTGCTTCTGTTTTTCTAAATACTGGGGTCATTGCTATCATAGCATCTGTATCTTTTAGATTTATTTTATTTGATAATAATTGATCAGGGTTATTATTGTCTACAGACCAGTGTTGATTTATATAGGATCTGTAAGGTAAAATTATTTTATTTTTATATATCTGTGCTGCTTCTAATACATACTGATTTGTTGTTGATACATAAAAATCTAATTTATTAATGTAATCCTGATTTCCTGGCATTGTATTTAAGGTGTTTACATAATCAACAAGATATTTTGATCTATCAACCTTGCTTGATAAGTCATTAACATTTCCTAATATTCCACCAAAATCTATTTCATTTTCTTTTGGATATCCAGAAATTAAATTTATTTGTAGTCTTTGTTTCATTATTGAGTTAATAGATTTGTTAATTATACAAAGGTATTGTGGTGAAATTGTGTATGGCCTTATTGCAACCAAGTATTTAATTTTTTCTGTAGATTTTATATCCCTTGCAACTTTTGTAAACATATCACCTTGTGATAAGTCATGTGTAAACATTACACCACTAAATCCACTATCTTCTAGTCTAGATATAAACCCTTCCTCAAAATAGCCACCAAAATAATAAAATTCCATATTAAATTATCTCACACTTTCTTCTTTAATTTCTTCTATTACTTTTAATATAATGTCTGTTTCAAGGTCAGTAACATTATTTGATATTAAGATTCCATCAAAATTATCTTGCTTTAAAGATAAAACAAAATCTTTAAATTCATTTTCTGTGAAGAACTCTGTATCTTGCAAGAAATTAGCCCTATCTAAACTATCCAGTTCCTTTTTATTTTTTCTAATTGCTGCAAGAACATATACCATAGACTTTTGTGGCTGTAGATCAAGATTTTTTGTTTTATACCATGAATAGGGTACTATAACCTTGTTGTCTTTGACTGCTTCAAATATAAACTTATTTGTGCAAGATACATAAAATTGAGGAAGAATGTCTTTTATTTCTTTTAATTTTATTAAGTATTGTTCCATATAGTTTAATCTTTCTATATTTGAAGATAAATCATTGATATCTCCCACAATCGTACTAATAGTTTTTTCTTCATCAGGTATCGCTCCTGTTACAAAATTAATAAGTATTCTATTTCTAGATATTTTATCCATTGATGCTTTTATTTTCACCAATTGCTGTGGAGTAATAGCATAAGGCCTTGCTGCAACCATGTACTTTATCTTTAATTTTGTGTCTATAGAATGAGCTATATCTATAAAATAGTCAGGACCACTTGAAGAATATGGGAAAAGAATTCCCGTAAAACCAGAAATCTCTAATCGCTCAGATAGCTCTTTAAAATTAAAGGTAGGTGTTCTTTGAAACCAATATATTTTCATTTTTATTTTCCTGGTAATAATTTTTTTAATTTTTTAAATTCAATAGATATTTTTTTCATGCCATCATAGTTAGGAATCATGCCCATTATGTCACCGTACTCATCAAAATAACTAATAAGTGGGTCAACTTCTAATACAAAATCACTTAGACCAGACTGAACTTCTTCAATATAATCAAATGCTGAGTCACGAGAATCAGAAAGAAACTTAATAAAACTTTCTTGATGAGCATCATTGTCTAGTTTAGTTTGAGATGACATTAAATTTTCAATTTTTAAATATGCTACAGAAAGCTTTTTTACATTATTTTTTAATGCTCTGACCTTAACATATAATATTAGTAGGGCAGATAATGAAATAAAAAGCAAAGATCCAAGTATGATTATAATTTCCATAATATATATTATACCAATGCCTCTCTTGTTACTAGCACAATTGCGCCTTCCATCTCTAATCCATGTTTTAGCTGAACAACATACTGTAATGCTGCTATTTTTTCATCATGCGTTAAATGAATAAATTGTTTTTCATCTAATTTTATAGTAAGAAAGTGCTCATTGTCAATAAGTTGAACAGAAAAACCTTTAGGTGCTTGTATAGCATGAAACGCTCTACGCATTGAATCTGTATACATTATCTGTTATCTTTCTTATCTACATAGTGAAATAAATCTTCTAAAGATTCCCAGCCAAGATCTTCTTTTATTTCTAATGCTGCAAGAAAAATATCCCATGTTTCATAAACATACTGCTTTGCTAGGACTGTTGGTTCAACTAATTCGTTATCAACTAAAAATGCAATTGGCAAACCAATATCATTGTACTCAATAAAATCTTTAAAATATTTATCAGACTTATAGTCCATCCAAAGTTCACCAAGGATGGCACACATTGATTCAAAGCTAGTTACATCTTCTCCATTGTTAGAGATTTCCACATCTCACCCCATTTTTCTTTTGTCCTGTGTCTACTGAACTCCCGTGATATTTCACCATTCTCTAAGTATATACCACCCCATACACCCCACTCTTTACTAGATACACCGTTAGCAAAACATATCTTTTGAACTGGGCATGACTGGCATAGATTATCTATGATTGGTCTCATAAGCTCATCATCTTCATACTTATCAAAAAATAAGTTTGTATCTGATCCTAGGCAAGCACCTTCATCTTTCCATAAGTGTTGCTTCATTTTTATTCCTTATATCTATTTGGAATATCCCAGCCATTACGATCAGGTACAAATGTCTTTGCCAAAAACCATTTACCATTACGACGAATTCCATTAACAGCAGTCTTGGCAACATCAGACTGCTTAGTTTCTACAACTGTCCAACCATCCCAATGTAAGTTGTAGTTCTTTGCTACAATCTGTTCCATTGTCTTTAAATCTTTTACAATCATTTTTTTACCCCTTAGTATCTAAAAATTCCGACTTCAATATTATTTTTTTCTGCAGTTGTAACAAGTCTTGATACAGCCTGCTTTGGCTTACCCAAAAATGCAAGATAGTTTACGCTAGATATGTTTTCTTCAACCCAGGAAGCAGGAACTTTATAGAACCTAATTTTTCTTCCACGAGATTTCATGCCTCTTTCTGATAGATTGCAAAACTCAGAAACAAAAGAGTTTATTGAAGCTGGCCCAGCAGAATAAACTGTAAACTCTTTGTCTCCATCTTGCATCCCAGAAAGAGCAACACTCATGGCACGAAGAAAGACTTGGTAATTATTAAAGTCAGCCGTTCCATGTACTGCTACTATCATCAGAATTTCCATTCTTTAAGCTATCCAGTATGAATAGCATCTTATCAATATCTCGCTTTGACATATTGTTTGTGTCAACTGGCCTAACAGTTTCTGAGTCTACTTCCCCATTTACTGCATCTGCCACATAGAACATATTGTTATGTACCCAGTATGCACTACCCTCTATTATCAGCACCTTTACCGTATTGTTACGAACATGCTTTCTTGATTGAGAAAGCATTTTTGGTACTTCAAAAAGATCTTTTGGTAAAAAACTTTTTACTATTTGATGAATACTACTTTGAGTATAAACAAGTTTAGCAAAATACTTTTTACGCTTTTTTACTACTATTAAAAGTATAGAGCAAAAGGTTATCAATGTCAAGCCAATAGATAAGGCTAGTATCATTTTTACCCCTTAAAATTAAACGGGCTGCCCTGCCAAAACTTTTTTTCTCTTTCAACAATGGCACGGCTCCAAGAAAATCCTGCATCGCCACCCCAAGCATCCCACATAATTCTTCCGTTAGATGGAAATTCTGGTCCATCAAAAAAGCCTTTACCTTTTTTATCTACTTCATGACGAGAAAAAAATGAATACATTCTCTTAACAGTATCAAGAGACATTGATCTTCCTGCAACTATATCGCTTGCTCTTCCCCAACCTACTGGAGTTCCAGCACCTGTTGCCTTTCCATCTTCTTTCCACTTCAAAGCACGACGTGCTGCAGCTTTCATGCCATCATTTGGTTTATATGTATCAGCCATTATTTATTAAACTTTCTTGGATCAAACTGCCCACTCCAAAGATCTAAGCTAATTGACTTTTCAGAACTATAGGTTCCACCACGACGTTTGTATTCTTGCACAACCCAAGCATTTGCAACGGCAGAAGGATAAACGTCAAACCTATCCTTTGCTGCTTGGACAACTGTTGCATAAAGTCTAGGATTTGTTGGTTTTGATCCACCACTTCTTGGCTTGATCATTTCTCCATAATTAGGCTTCTTAGCTTTTTCCATTTCATCTTCCATTTCATTTGACTTTTTAACAGGAACACAGTTAGGAACCATGCGACCATCTTTTTCTTTCATACCTTGTTGAGTATATCCAACCCAACATGCTTTTGTAATATTATCCCACTTATCCATCTCTTCGTCATCTGAATAATAATCTTCTGATTTGCCAATTGATGAATCATACATTGCCATAGCAACTTCAGAATCATAGTCTTCTTCATCATCTTCCATGCTATGATTGTTTATATCAATAATTTCAGCATCCTTGTACATCATTCCAATACTATATGCTGTTGGTTCCCACTTGCCATCTTCTTCTTCATAAATTCTAACAGCCATAGCTGGATTTTCTGGAGGCATAGATTGAATTGCATACTCTGTTCCAGGAACTCCGTATACTCCACCCTCAATCATAATGTGCTCTACCATGCCATGAACCATTCCTTCTGATGTCATGCCCATTACAAAGTCACCTTCTTTAATAACTTCCTGCATCATCATTGATGGATCAACTGCTTTGTTTTCAGTCTTCTTTTTTCTTCTTCTTTTTGGCATTGTTGCAGGCTTCTTCATACCAGCTTCAGGATTAATAAAATCTGATGGGTTTTCAGGGGTAGCTGATGATTGAATGGCTTTTGCATCCTTGTCTGACATAATTAACCTCCTGTTTACACTCTGATTATATCAGACTTATTGAGAGTCTATGGCTCTCTTGAGCTCCCTCAAAGACCATCTTTCTTCTTTGGAAAGCTTTGCAACCTCATTTTCATCATAATATTTATCATTTATATTTATTAGTGGGTCATCGCTGAAGAAGTCTATATCTACAAAACCTTTTTGCCAAAGAGACATTAGATCAGCATTGATGAAGTTTATATGTTCTTCGTATAAGTCTGGCATTAAATCTCTTATTTTAGGTGTAAGGGAGTACAGCATTTCTCCACTTTCTGGATCAATTCCTGCAAACTCAATACCACCCTCAAGTATAAGATTATCTACCATCTTACTTATTTCTTCGTCATTAAACATTTAGCATTTCCAATAGGCTATCTTTAGTTTGGGAACCAGTGGATCTGCTCACTATTTCTCCATCTTTAATAATGATAAAAGTTGGAACTGACTTAATTTCAAAAGCTTTAACAAGTTCCATCTCAGAATCTACATCTATAAGTTTAAATTTTATTACACTATCCTTATTGATCTCTTCTACAATTGGCCTTACCTTTTTACAAGGAGCACACCAGTCTGCAGTAAAGTAATAAGCAATAATCATTTACCAGACTTTTTTCTAGCCTTAGCAAGTGCATCAAAGTCTTTTACTTTGGTATCTCCCATATATCCCCAGGCATAACCATCGTTGATCATCATATCATTAAGAGATACTGTGTCTCCATTTATGTATACCCATCCTAAAATGCGACCATACTTTTCAGATGAGTCCATCTTCTCAGTCTTGATAATAACAGACTTAGCATCCTTTAGAGCTTTCTTGAGATACTCTTTAGACTCAATACCAAGAGCTTTCTCTTTAAGATCTTTTGTCCGAGACTCAGGAGTATCAATACCAGCGAGTCTTACACGGGACTGAAATAAAATATCAAAACCTAAATCAATAAGAACATCAATGGTATCTCCATCTACGACATTTTCTACTTTTCTTACATAATACTCATACATTTACTTTGATCCCTTTGCTCTTTGCCCTCTATAGCCAGTCTTTTTCTTATTCATAGAGCCTGGCTTTTTATACCCTGCCCCTGCTGGTGTTGCAGCAATTCTTTGCTCCAAAGCTTTCTTAATTTTATCGTTATGCTTTCCCATTAGTAATCCTTCCCCTTTGCTTTATTTTCAATTAACTTATCACGTTCATCAGTTATGCTAATCATAAAAGACATCATTTTTGCATAACCTTCTGGATTATCCATAATCTTATTATAGTGATGGCCACAAAACATTAGCTCTCCATTTATACCAGAAACCTTTACTAAAGCTTCTGCTGCACATGAGTCACATCTATCTGTTGCTTTAAGAACCCACTCTTTAGTTTCTACAGGGGTATCAATCATGGTACTCATATTATACCTACTTCTTTCTATTATCAGTGGAATAAAAACCACTGCCATTGAAAACTGCTCCTACATTAGAGTATACACGAACCAGTCTATGGTTGCAAGTTTCACAGGCATACCCTGGGTCAGAATCATTAATAGATCTTTCTTTAATAAATCTTATACCGCATGGCATACAATCATATTCATAAATAGCCATTTATTTACCTATCGTGAAGCCATGTCACTATAACATACTTAGTTCCAGATTCTACTGGATGAGCAATATGTCCATATGCATAGTTTGATGGGAATAGCATTAGTGTTCCAGCTTTTGGTTTAATTTTTACGTTTAAATGAGGAAAATCAATTTCACCACCAACATAATCATCATTTAGATATATTAAAACAGAAATACTTCTTTTGCTTTCAGTGCCTCCATCATAATGAAATTTATACTCTTCACCAGCAGAATACTTAAGAAGACCATAATGTTCAACATCTTTTATTTCTGCTTCTATTTTGAATATACCCCTGTAATTATGCACTGCTGAAGATATTAACTCATAACACCTATTGTTTATTTGTCTAAACACTTCATTAGACCTTGCAGCCTTGGTTATATTCAATCCAGAACTTGTTCTAATTGACTGAACAAAACCATTTCCAGCATGTATATCTGCATTGGTTTGTGATGGAACAAACCTAATATCTGAATCAATATCTGAAGTAAGTTCTAACACATCATCAATTGTTTTTGAATAATCATGCCAGATATTTTCATAAACAGCTATAGACCCTCCAACAATATAAGTTGGATTTATTGGAAATGAGTTGATATACATTACTTTATTCCTTTTCCAAACTTAGCCCAGACTCTTTCGTGCAAAAAATATCCAAGAGCTTCCCATCCAATGTAGATTAAAGCACCAAGGCTAGCATATTCCCATTCTCCAGTGAACAAATAAATAACACCTGCAACACCGACTAGATGAAAGGTTTCCCAGCTTGCTGTTTTAAGTAATGTTCTTTTTGTTGATTCCATATTACTTTCCTCTCAAAGCTTTTAGTGTTGCTTGATCTACAATTCCTGTTACTGGTAGAGCAGATTTATTTTGAAATGCTTTAACTGCCTTTTCAGTACCTGGACCAAAATCACCATCTGCTTTAAGGCCAAGTAACTCTTGAACCTTCTTTACAGATTCTCCTTTTGAACCAACCTTAAATGGCTTAAACTCTTTCTTAACTGGAGCAGGTGTTGCCTCAGTAGATGGTACAGATGGCTTTGCAACTACTCCGCCCTTTGAAAGCAATGGAACATTTTCTTCTCCAGCATAAACTGGACGACCCCAGCCAACTACTGCATTTAAAATACCCTTTTTATTTTTTACATAAGCACGAGTCTTTTCTACACACATTCCGCCATTACGTTGGTCTCCCTTAGCAGTTCCAGATGTGTTTCCTTCAATAACTTGGATAGTTCCATCGCCATTGTTCTTGATGCACAATCCAACATGCGAAATGCGATTTACACCATCATCTGGGAAATCAAAATAAATCCAGTCTCCTGGAGTTGGATCATCATTACGAGCATCGGCCCAACGATTATTCTTTTTAAACCAATCTGCTGCTGCAACTGTTGATGCAGTCTTTGGATACTTCTTTGGATCTAAGCCTGATGTAAATGCACACCACGAAACAAATGATTGGCACCAAGCTAAAAAGTTTGCACCAGACCACTTACCGTACTTTGTTTCATTATCTTTAGGACCTTCAATGGTTCCTACTTCTTTCTTAGCAACTTCAATAATTGCTTCTAAACTACCTTTTACCGCCATTTTTTCCTCCTATTAGGTATGACATTCTATTATATCATTACGAAGCTTTATCTGTCAAACGATTATGAGTTCTAATCCTATGACAGTTAGCACATACAACTTCACATTTTGATATTTCTTTTTTGATTGCTGCCCAAGAAAATCCATCGTGAATCATTCTTGATATATTATATTTTTTATCTTTTAGATGATCAAAGTCTAAAACTATATGGTTGCATTCTCCGCAGTCAACACACCCACTAGCCTCTTTAATTTCTTTTAGACGCTGCTTGAATTGCTGTTTGTTGTAAACTACCAATTCTTTTTCTGACATGGTTTTATAATTATACACCTAAATGTAAATGCCCCACACAGGTAATTCAGGCACGAAGGCCAGGTTATATATAAATGGGTAACTAAGCCATCTCTAAGGTCCTGTGTGGGGACTATTATATTTTACTACTTGATTTTAATAGATTTTGGCTTCTTTTCTTCAGGGACAATACGATCAACACTAATGTTTAGCATACCGTCCTTAAGTTCCGCCCCAGTTACCTCCATGTATTCACCAAGAGCAAATGATCGTACAAACTTACGAGCAGCAATACCTTTGTGAACCACTTCTGCATCTGTTACTTCTGTAATTTCACCTTTTATAATTAAGGTTCCATTATCTACTGATACATCAATATCATCCTTTGAAAACCCTGCAATTGCAAGAGACAATCTATATGTATCTTCATCTAGCTTGATAAGATCATATGGAGGATATGACTGTAGATTTGTTTTATGTGCTGTATTAAGACGACCCAACTCTCTGTTGAATCCAATAAAAAAAGGATCATTGAAAAGATCCATAGCAAATTGTGTTACCATTTTATTCCCCTTTCAAGCGAATAAGTTAATGTACCCCCAAAGGCAGTACAAATTTATTATATCATAGGTTAAGTCTTATTTAAAAACCTATATTTTTTCTAGAGCAAAAACTCCTTTAAGTCTTCTTTCTTCCTTTTTAAAACCACCAGTAACCGAGTGTGCCAACTTAAACAAGTCTGGAATTGCTAGATATCCTTGTTCCCACCTAAGAACCATTCTTATGTCTTCATTAAGGAGTACATTATTTTCAATTTTTTCACAAATAGAATTATACTCATATACTTCTTCTTTTGTTGGCACTCTACCATCAAATAAGGTTAAAGTTGATCTATCACCAAATTGAAACCTTATTCCTTTTTCATTAGTTATCCAGTGTTTTTTAGACATACCATATGTAAAATTCTTTTCTTGATAAAAATCCATTCCCTTTTTTTCTTCGTCTAAAAGATCTTGATTTCTTTTTTTATAAAAAGCTGTTACAGTTGCTTTATCCAAGAAGTCTTGTTCTTCTTTACTTAAGATAGAATACAAACTAACCATATCTACAAAATATGTTTTACCAGAATCAGGATCACACTTAAAAAGTTCCATATTCCATATTCCCAAGGTATGGGATCTATCTCTAACCACATGCTCTATGTGCCAATGAAGCAATATATCATCTTTGCCAGCATAAGGGTTACTATCTATATGTTTGTGGTGGTCTTCAATATAAAAGTCTACAGAGTTTTCTCTTGTTATTGGATAACAATTTAGTTCATCACCTAAAATTTTTGCTATTTTATTTTGCATCAATTCATCGCAGTTAGCATTTTTAAACACTACTATATTATCTGATAAAAATTTATTTTTATAAAATTCAATATTGTTTTTTATTGAATCTATCCCTGGAAATTCAATTGGTTCTATATTAATCATATAAACATCCATTTCTATAGAATTACTTATTTATTATACCAGAGGTATAAAGTTGGAGCGGATAGCGGGAATCAAACCCACACATTAACCTTGGCAAGGTTACGCACTATCACTATGCAATATCCGCATTGCTGGTCTGGCAAGATTTGAACTTGCGACATGGGCATTAACAGTGCCCCGCTCTGCCAACTGAGCTACAGACCATAACCTTTTACTTTAGTATATCAACCAATACATCAGTTTTTGTATTACGACCAACTGCCTTTTGAGTAATAGACTTCATGTAGTCATACGTTGATTGATATGTGCCCTTATAGTTTTTGGCCCAGTAAGCAGAAAATGCTGCAGTTGCTGCTGATGTTCCAACAGATCTCTTTACTTGAGTGTTAAATGATTCAAGCGCATAGAAGTCTACAGTAGGTCCTCCATTTGAAAATGGAGAAATCGCATTATCTGCAGTTGCTCCAGCAATTGTTACTGCTGAAGGAATGCAGGCTGGAAAATTAACTCTGTTAACATCTCTGTTATTTCCTGCAGCAAACATTGTAGCAACACCCATAGAGGACAATGTGTTAATGTTGTTAATCAACAAGTCGTGCCTTGTAGTTATTGGACAGTAGTTTGCTCCAGTTCTTACATTGTGATTACCTAAAGATGCAGACACAGAAACGATATTATACTTTTCCTTGTTTGCAATTGACCAACTAAGTGCATTTGCAATTTCAATATCACTAAATGTAGAAATCTTGCCATTTGGCAATACTCCAGCAATGCGAATAAAAATAATGTTTACATCTGGATTTACTTTATTTGCAATAAGAGACATGATTGTTCCATGCTCAAATCCACCAGTTAGTGCCTGAGAAGATGGTAGAGTTGCAGATCCAAGCCCTTCTTGAAACTTAGTTCCATTTGGGCATGGTCTGCTATCTAAAATACAAACCTCTTGTACTAGCTTTGCTTTTAATACAGGTATAGAAGAATCAATTGCTGTATCAATGATTACAATTGATTTATCTACTGATGCAGTTGCTGGTTGCAAGAAAGCCAAACCAAAAACTGCTACTAATACCACTGCTACTTTTTTCATTTTATTACCCCTTTTATTGTTGTTTGTTTATTATTGTTTTATTCTGAACACTACTTGGCACGGATCTCCGCCGTCTTCCCATTCTTGCATTTCTTCTTCACTCATATATGGATCTCCATCATGAGTATTGCAGAACGGCTCTGTTATCCATCCCCTATCAATTCCATTTTCAAGCCAAATATCAAACTCATTAAAGTCTGACTCTTTGTTTTGAATGTCCTTTAAAATTTCATCAAATTCATCGCTCATATATAAAGTATACTAAACAATTAATTCTTTGTCAACTGGTATAGAAAGTATCCATGTAGGTAAACAATAACGAACCTTATCTCCACTTACAGTTTTTACTTCATGAAGATATTTTTCTCCAGTTTTAAATATCATTAGTGAGCCAGAAGATGGTTTAATTTTTATATTAAGGTTTACAAATGACAGTTCTCCACCTTCATAGTCATCATTTAAATAAATAACAGTTGCGTAATCTTTATTTAAATTATTAAAAGTATCATATGTTTCATCTATATGAGCATTCATATTATCTTCAGGGCGCTGTCTAAGAATTCTACCTAGGCCATGAATTATAGAACCTGGCATAAGAAACAAAAGTTTATTAAATTTATCTCTAGCCATAGCTGCTATGTGTTCATTGTTGTAGTCATAAAACTTGTTATTCCAGTCTAAAGATTGAAAGTTGTTTAACTTTGTCCAGTCTTCTTCTGAAGTCTTATCTATAATGTTAGTAAATATCTCTAACTCATCCTTAGATAAAAAATTTGGAATATAAAATATGTTATCCTCAAGTTTTTCAACATCTATAAATCCACATTGATCAAGAAGCTCTAAACTTATCATTATAAACTAACCACATCTACTGGACCCATGCAGGATGGGCTAAATCTAATTGCTGCAGATACCGCAGATACTACACGGTTTCTTGCATTCTTTTGCTTATCTGTTGCATACAAAACTCCATAAGCATACTCAGCTCCAGAACCTATAGATAAATATGGCAGGGTATATTTAGATAAAGACATATCGGCAGAACTATGCTCATAGATCTCACCACGAATTCCAATAATTAAACCAAGATCTCCATCCTTAGATGTGTCAACCCAGAACTCATTATAGAATTCACGAAGCTCTTTAATAAACCTAGTCTGCATAAACTTATCAGTATCTTTAATATTTGGAGGTGTTGGTTTAAAGTTATAACGGATTCTTTCTCCGTCCATTGATCCAGCATATCCAATAAGATATGGACCAATCTTCCAAACTTTTGGAGCATCAAGTGCTAAAATAGTTCCATCATCTGAGGCACCACGATCTCCAGCCATGTAGATTTTATCTTCATGTTTTACTACAGCAATACAAGTCATGCATAAACCCCTTTAGATGATTACTTTTAAGTATACCAGATACCCCATATAGTGTCAAGTAATGTGCTATTTAGTCAATAAAATCATCAAGATAATCAATCTCATCTACTGCTTGTGTTACAGTAGGTGAAGATGTCTGAATAGACTGTTGTTCATATGGCTGGGAAGTTTCTGTAACTTCTGAGCTTCCGCCATTTTTACCAATCAAAATACCAGCAAGTGTTCCAGTAATAAATGTTGCGACAGATGACAAAACATTAAAAAACATTTTATCATTTTCTGACTGCTCACCTATTGGTTGTGTTACAAAAACAAGGGCATACAAAATACCCATTGTTGTAAATAGCAAAATTGTTCCTAATGTCATTCCAAGAAAAAACTTTAATCTTGCATCTAGTTCGTCTGATGTATATCTTTTTCTACTCATTTACGCCACCCTCCATGGGATCAAAACCAAGTATGTCTTTTGTGCATAATCCATCTGCTAAACAGACTGGTGGATTACACTCTTTATTATACCAGTTAGCTGGGTCGTGGCAGTCATAACGATATCTATTTTCTAGCATACCGCATGAAGTTAGGGCTAATGAAAGCACTACTGCAGATACGATAGATAATATTTTCTTCATATCTTGTATTATACTACTCTTCTTTGTTTCTAAAAGGACTAGTTAATATCCATAGACCTGTGGTTGCTATGATTCCGTATCCAACTATAGTCTTTGCACTTCCGTCCAAAACTACCCAGGCAATAAACATTCCAAGGAGAGTCCATGCCTGGTCTATTAGATCCTTAACTATATTCTTTAGTATTCTTACCATTTTCTTCCTCCTCTTGAACCTGGTGAATTGGCACCTGAAGCACCACCTCCGCCAGAACTTCCTCCACCTGTGCTTCCACCTGTTGCTCCACCTGCAGCAACTGCTGCTGCATTAATTGCTGCTCCTGCTGCTACAACTGTAGCTACAACCATCTCTGTTGCTTCTTCTCTTTCTGCCTCTGTCATATCTGCACCAATACTTCCAAGGGCTGCTAATGCTGCTCCTGGGTCAGTAAATGCTGCTTCTAATAATGCTCCTGGGTCTTGAACTAATTCTA